TGATGCTGGAGCCGCGTCCCACAGAGAAGACCACTCCATCTCTAGTGGTTTGGACTCTGTTGACAGCATTGGCGCCGACCTTGATCTCTACTTCTGGGAAGACCTGCTTGTATTCAGGTGTCTCCATGATATCTCGAACTCGCCGTCCCAGATCCCATGAGTAGTGCTCGTTGTAGGTGGCAACGATGATACTTCGATCAGGATGTCGGCCGACATACCATGCAGGAAACATGGCTGAAGCAAGCGTAGTTTTACCAAAGCGGGGTCCAACATTAATCATCAACCTCCGGTAATCGCCGCGCTCGACCTCTTCCAGCGAGCGGCCAATCATGCGGTGGAACGGTTGTGGCTTATAGAGCGACTGCCCGACATCGTCATCGAAGTTAGGGTCGGGCATCATCAGTTCTGTAAACGCTATCAGATCGTCGCGGGCAGCGAGAACCGCCCGCTTGCGCTTCAGAAGCTTGAGGCGGATGTCCTGTTCAGCCTTCGTCGACATGCTTGTACTTTGCCATCGGGGCATCCGGCAGCGTGCGGATCTTCACCTTCGGCTTGGATGAAATCGTATTTGGCTCAACCGGGGTCGGCTGCGGGCCTTTCACTGGCGAAGTGTGATGAGTGTAGTTGTCTTGCGTCTTTGATGGCGGCGGCGGCTTAGCTACCGGCGGCGCCTTGATGTTGACGGTCTTGCCGAACTTGTTGGCCATGGCTTTCCCCTAAGTTGAAAATCCGAAAAAATTTTTGGGCTAGGTAGCGTCTTCGTCCTCGTCGTCTAAGACCAACTCGATGCCGTTGACGGTGATGCTGAGGTCAACGCCGTCCGGCACGTCCACCGCCACCACGATGCGCGGAGTGAGTGGCTTGACGACGTTGTCGTCGGGCAAATGGAACACATCCTGCGGCGGCTTGGCCATGTCATCTCCTGACTGTGCATCTTTCCATCTGGATAATTGTTCGCGCAAGGTTGCGGCAGGCGGCTTCGGCATTGATCGCGTCGATTTCATAGCGAGAATAGAACGGCGGCCGTTCGGTCACGGTGGTGACGATGCAGCCGGACAATACGACGGCGAGCAGCGCCAGGACGAGGACCATCACAGCCTCAGTGGCGTGACCACGCCGAGCAGGCCGGCGATGATATAGACAATGACCAAGACGATCAGGACCGTGATCAGGACGTTGATCACGGTGGCAAAAGGGGGCGGTAGCGGAATCAGCGGAAGCAGCTGCTGCACACCCCAAATCAAAACGCCCAAAACGATGAGCAGCAGGATGATTGAGATCAATGTGCCAATCATGACGGCGTCCTCTTGCAGGCTTGGATGAGCTGCGCGATTAGCTCGGAATTGGATTTGTCGCGCGCCTGGGCGTTGGACGCCACGTCGGACATCAGCATGGTGACGAAGACCAAGAAGGCGACGTTGACCATCAGCAGGGCAATAGCGATCGGATGGCCCGTCATCGAGCCGACCGCGGCCTTGAGGGCCTCGCTGAATGGCATAGCGGTTTACCGCTTGCGGGGAATCACCCCTAACCCGACAAATGTCGGATCGATCATATACCTGGATTGATCAACTGTAACGGGACCGCCGGGACTGATCGGCGTGCCGGGCGGCACCACCGGGGGCGTTGTCGGCGTCGGCGCCGGGTGCGCGGTGTCGTAGGTGGTCTTGGCGGCTACGGCGGCGTTGACCGCCGCCACAGTCGCCAATCTCTCGTTGAACACATTCATCGGGCCGGCCGGCTCGACGGTGCCTTCGAAGTCGTTGTAGCTAGGATTCTTAGGCCATTCGGTCATTTGTCGGCTTTGTTGGCGCGCTGGTCGCGTTGCTCGGCCGAGACGGTCGGGTTTGATCGCTGCAACGGATCCGGCTGGCCCGGCTGGTCCGGCGGCATGTTAGGATTGAGCGGACTATCGGGCGGCTTGGCCATCGGGTCGCCGTCCGGCTCGGGGTCGTTGCCGCTCGGAGTGGTCTTGGGCTTTTCCGATCGCTGTTCCGGCGTGGTACCGGCCTGGCGGGTCTCACCATATTGCCGTGCGGTAGATTTGGGGTCTTCCTTGTCGTCGTCGTCGTGGTCGTCCGACTTCTTGGACATCTTGGCTTTCCTCTTCCTACGGGGTGCAGCTGGCCGCTGGCGCGTGGTCACCTTGCGCTTGCGCGCAACAACCGGGCGCTTTCGCTTATTAGCCTTCATGAGCGTTTTCTCTTGTTGGCTGCGGTCTCAACATCGTCCTGGCCGGCTTGTTCCGATGTCATCTTCACGCCGGTGCCGATGATCGGCACTTTGCCGACCTTGACGATGACGTTGGCCGGGCCGTCGATCACCAGGGTCTTGCCCTCAAGCACCTCGTAATGGATTGCCATGCTCATCTCCTCTTTTTGGCCGGCTGCGGCGCTTTGGCGGTCTGCGCGGCCGGCTGGTTCATCTTAGCCATGAACCCGTCCAGTGTCAGCGGCGGCACATCCTCCTGGAGGCGCAGCCGGTTCTCATGATCGTACAGGACCAGCTGCTCGTTGGTCGGCACTGGTTCTGGTTCTGGCGGCGGCACATAAGGATCCGGCGTGTTCGGCACGGCGAGCCATTTCTGGTACTCGGCGTAGTCGCGGTTGGCCGGGTCGTTGGGGATGCAGGCGCCATCCTCGGTGCGGATGATGCTGTCGGTCGCGGTGAGTTGATAGTCAGCCATGATCATAACCTCGCGTCTGCTACGATTGCACCTGCCGCACCCATCATCGCCTTATACGTCGTATTCAAAGCGCCCGCGCCTGTTACATAAGAAAGTACGGCGCTATTAACGGTTGCGGCATCAACAGCATAAATACTATTGCCGTTTAACTGATTTCCGGCTGAATTTATGAATGTAATATTTCCGACAAGACTAAATGTCGGAGTTGATCGCATCGTTGTTAACAACGGAAATGAGTGGAAGAATAAATAAGTACCGCCACCGTTGCCAACTGCTGACCCAGGACAATTGAATATCTTTTGATAATACCGCTGACACGTCTCCAACTCCTGATCATACGGACGCATGATCATCGGCGACTGCGCGACGGTCGGCGCTTGGGTGCCGGGGAGGACGATGACGCCGCTGATATTGAAAGCGTCTGATGTAGTTGCGACACCGTTAACTTGACCGGGAGCGGCGATATAGTTGCCAGTTAACCAAGTGTTTGCAGACGGCGCAGTGTAGGTGGTACCGCACGCCACAGTAAACACAAGGACTATGCCTGCGGTATTAGCCGCAGCCCAAGTGCCATTAACGCAGCCAGGGATAGTGATAGTCTTATATTCTGGAGTGTTTACAGCATTTACAGTGTAGCTGAAAGCGTAGCTGCGATCTGAGGCACCGTTGCGGATTGAACCTGTATACGTTCCAGTACGGCCAGCATACACCCAGAATGAAAGCGTTATCGGTCGCGCGCTCGCCGTTCCCCAACCTAATCTCGCAGTGCGATAACCTTCGATGTTCTGGACAAACTGGACGTAATCGCCTGCAAGCATTGACGCTTGCGCCGTTGAAACCCCCATACTTAAAAGATACGGCAAGCCTGGAGTTAAAGTGTACAAAGCCTGTCCTGATACCAAAACACATGTGCCGTTTTTGTTGAACTGCCAACCATCGCAAATGTATTTGATAACAGACCCAGCAGAGATACTAATCCCACCTGTTCCATTTTCCTGACTGACCTCCATGCTGCCGTTGATCTGCATGCCGCTGTAGCTCATCGCGTCGAACGGCGCGGCGTAAGCTTCGACAAAGTCGCGGCGCACGGCATTGGCAGCTGCGGGCGCGGTCGGCAACGCCAGATGGCCGGTCATGGTATCGCCGCCGCGCTGGACATAGGTCAGCGCGCTGGGCGTCACAGCCAGCCATACGGTGCCGTCCCACTTGTACTGCGGGATCCCAGCCACGGCTGGGGTCGGGTACAGCTCGCCGATGATCGGAGCGGCTGGGAAGTTGATGCCCATCAGAGCCTCGCGTCTGCGAAAACAACAAACTCATAATTGTAGGCTTCAACACCTCCACCGTTGGTGAAGAAGACTGACGCTCCTTTTGAAGTGATAGCTTGAAAGTTAGGACCGCCAACAGCAAGGACAGATGATCCCGTTGCACTAGTGCAACTAGGACTGGCGCGCTTTTCCACTTTAAAATCAACGTAGGTGCCAAAGTGACCTTGCGTAGTCATAGTTGATCGGAAGCCACCAAGAACGCTTTCCCAATACCGCTTACATGTCTGCAACTCCTGATCATACGGACGCATGATGAGTGGTGACTGTGCAGCAGTTGGTGCTTGGGTGCCGGGGAGGACGGTGACGCCGGTAACGAAGATACCAGCACCGTTGCCTGTCATAAAGTTGGTCTGTCCGGTAGCAGCAATGAAGTTGCCCGCCTGCCACGCATTTACTGTTGCTGTATTAAGCGTACTGCTTGCTGCTGACAGACCGCAGAATGACAACTGTGCAGCGACTGTGTTGTTTGTCACCCATGTTCCAGCAACATCACCTGGAATAGTAACTGTCTTGTATTCCCACGCACTGGTGCCTGCGAGAGTGAGCCTTGTGACGTATGACCTAGTTGCAGTCGGACCATTACGCAGCACCATACTGCATGTCCCACCACCAACGAAGTTGGTCATGATCCAAAACGCAATCGTCACTGGTTGTGCGTTAGCTGCACCAAAACCAAGACGGCTCCAGCGATAACCCTCGATAGATTGAAGTAGGAACTGATAGTCATTTCCTGCGTTTGATGGAGGAGTAGCTGAACCGTAGAACGCAACACAATATTGGAAGCCTCTGTTAGGCACAGTTACATTCTGTGCAATAGCACTGCTACCTGTCGAACTACCATGCCCGCCAGCCCAACCATCTAAGCCGTACTTGGTGCCTGCTGTGGTTAATCCGGCACCGGCAGTTCCAAGCTCCTGACTGACCTCCATGCTGCCGTTGATCTGC